CCTTGCCATTCTTTTTCTTTATCTGCCATGTGGCGTCTAAGATCACCGTAGCGTTTCTTAAAAGACTTCTCTTCACGGCTTAAGTTCGAATCATCTTCTGATGTTTCTGTTTCCGCTTTGGCTTCTTTTTGTTTGGAACTACTTGCATCCGATACTTCGGTTGTCTCAGATCCTTCGCCATCGGATTCTTCTTGGTACTCTTCTCCACGGGCTTCTGCCTCTAGTCTTGCAATCTCTTTCTCTTCAGCTTCCATAGCTGCACGTTTTTTAGTTTGATTATAACCACGATCTACAAAACCTGCAGTCTTTGGTGATTCTATTGTATCTAGTGTAGGCATATTATATTCCTTATGTTGGGGCCAGCATTATTGCTGGGTAGCCTTATCTTTGTAGTATAGTTACTTCTTCTTTTTACGTTTCTTTATTAAACCTCCTCTATTCCTACCAAATTCACCACCTGCACCTCTTGTGGCCCCAGATTTTTTTGCAGCATCGTCATCTTTTTTCTTTTTAGCAGCGTCATTTATACCTTGAACACTTTGAGATTTTTCTTTGTCTTTACGTTTTGCAATTGTTTGAACTGATTGTCCTGTCCTAGCTTTTTCGTCCGTAATAGAACTTGCCCTAGCTCTAGCTGCTTCTCTTTCAGATGATTTATCTTCTTTTTGTGTGGCTTTCATTTGAGTTACAGTAGGTGCTTCATAAGTTACTGCACCAGTACGATCTCCTACATTACTAGTTGTAGTAGTTTTAACTGCATCTTTAACTACTTCTGTAGTTGTTCCACCTAAAGCTTTTCTAAATGCATCTGGATTTGCTGCAGCATCTTCTAAACTATCAAATCCAGCTTTTCTTGCTAGATAACCTGCTCTACTTGTACCTGAACTTAACCAATTACCTAACCAACTAGTTGCAATTTTTGGAGCTTTTTTAGCGTATGCATCAATTTGTGCATCAATTGCATCTGCAGTTGTATTATCACCCATTGCACGTGCAATAAGAGAAGTAGCACGAGCATTAGAAAGATCATTCAAAGAATCTGCTAAAGGTAATGCAGCTACTCCAAACCCTAAGAAACCTCCCGTTAAGGCTCCTCCAATTTGAAGACCTTTTTCTAACATTGGGTCCATAGGAGTAAGAACACTACTTACATAACCAAGCATACCCTCTGAATTTGTCCAGTCAACATCTGCACCCCAATCTTCTGGCTCAGGTAAGTCTTGATTATTTCCACCATCGTCATCATTATCTTTGTATGCACCAGGACTTATAATACACATCTGTGACTTTTCACTAAAGATTTGACCTGGAGGACATACTTTATTTACTACTGGAGCTACAGATTCTACACCACCTTCCATAGTTGGAGCACCTGTTGAACCTGTTTGTAGATAGCTACCACCTAAAGTTTTAAATTGATCTTGAGTTTTTGTAGGAGAGAAAATAGAATCGGTGTTAGAACCTATGTAACTTCCGCCTAAGGTTCCGGCATATCCACCTGGAGCAAACCCTGCTGGTTGCTCTTGAGGTTGTTCCATTGCCATTATTTCTTGTAAAAGTTTTTGTTCCTCTGGAGATAGATCATCAGTATTAGATCTTACAGCAGGAGTATTAATTGGTTCTCCACCTATTCTACCATCTTGCTCCATCTTCTGCAAGCCCATCTTAGCTTCCATACGCATATCTTCAAAGACTCGTACACCAAAGTAACGAACAACATCAGCAGGTACTACATACTCACCCTCTGATAATTGCGCTGGGATGTCATCACGTACTTCTTCAGCAAGTGAACCTGAGGGTATATTATTACCTGATACTGGATCACGACTCATGCCATCATCTGCAATGCCACCTTCCTCAAACATTTTCATCTGGTTTTCCATTGTATTTACTGAGCCTCCTCCGGCAAATCCTATTGAATTAGTTGAGCTATAACCACGTGGTCTAAGACCTGCAGTTTCAGTGGGTTTTAATTTACTTAATGAACTATCAAAAACCATATCACCAAGGGTAATAGTTGAATTATTTTTTATTCCAATTGTTTCTGGAGGGTCAACATAAAGAGAATCTTTTGCATGTTCTATAGCATCAAGTCTTTGAGATTTTGTAAAATTATCAAGTTTAATTACATTTGCACCAATTATTTCTAGGTATTTTTCATTTAAGTCAAAAGACTCTGACCCACTACGATCAAAAATTATTTGAGGTAGTGTAGGATTTAAATCTGAAGTCTCTTTATCAAATCTTCGAAAATTACGAAAAACAAATTCATTGCCGGATTTATCTTTAAAAACATCTCCAGGTTTAATTTTAGAAACTTTTTTTGTATCTTTAGTTTTGTTTAAAAATTCTCTTACGCTAAGATCTACAATTTCTTCGTAGTCTTTAAATTTTTTACCTTCATAAATCCAACCACCGCTGTTAGTACCAAAAGCATTTATATCATATTCAGGATCTAGTTTAAGTACTATATCTGTAACATTAGGTCTTAGTACAAGTTTTTTATCCATTACACCATAAGTAGGACTTTGTTCAAAATTATTCTGAGCAGTCATTTTATTGTACGGCCAACTAAAACGTTTTTCTGCAATAGGAGAGTCTCGAATTATACGAGTCTTTTGATCTACAGGACTTAGGTCTTCTCTCATACCTTGATCAAAATATTGCCTAGCCTGAGTTAGTCTTGATTCTATTTCTCCAGATTCATTATAATAATATTCCCTAGAAGCCTCATCACGTTTTTTTAAAAAAGTATCTCTTTCATTATCAATTTTTTTAAGTTTTTTTACTGCAGCTTTTTTAACATCATCCGCTAATGTTATATTTAATTTTTTTAAAGTTGTTTCAAGTTGTACAACAGAATTTACACTTGACTGTATAAGATTGAAAAGACTATTTGTTGACTTAGGTGGAGGAGCTATGTTTAAAGATTTATAAACTTCTCTTTTTTCATCTAAAAAACCTTTTAGATTAAAATCAATAGCTACATCTAAGTTTGTTCCAGGTGCAAAACCTTCTCTTGATTGAACTGCGTGTTGAATTTCGTGTAGTAGTGTAGACCTAATTGCGTCAGGATCTGATATTTGTTCAGATATTTTATGTGTACCTGTTTTAGGATTATACTCACCTAAAATATTAGGATCATCAAACTGAGCATTTAAAACTACTATCTGATTTTTTAATTCAGGATAATTTTTAAATAGTTTATCGTGTTTTAAAAGATCTCCTAATTTCCATACTGAAGATCCTGGACCATGAAATTCACCATTATATTCAGCATCATAAGCAAGAGGCTTTGGACCCTCACTATCAAAATATATGCTATCTGGATCAGACCAAGTATCATTATAAGCTACATCTGTATCCATAAGATATTCACCGTCAGCATCTGTTTTTATCATTGCTTCAGGTAAAGTTGCCTCAGAGTCATCAATTTCAAATCGCCATTTTCCGTCTACGTCATCAAGCCACCAACCAGTTTCTTTCCAAGTCTTTTGTGGCCTTGCACCTTTAGCAGACATTTCTTCTGCTTTTGAAAATGGACCTTTTGTTATAGGTGCTAAAGCATTAGCTCCACCAAACATCCGTAAAGAGTTTGCAGGTGCTCTGCCAAGGGTACTCATTGCTCCTCCGCTACCAGCAATGCCATATACATCACCCATAGTAACGTCAGATAAATTTCTTTCTCCTGATGCTACATCTCCAGGAATACTAATAGTATCATATATAGAACCTGCAACAGCTTTAGTTGCATCTACAACTTGTTCTCCTGTAGGTAGATAAGGATCTTCAGCATACTCTTTTACTGCAGGTATAACATCTTCTTTAATTTTAATAAGGTCTGTTCTTTGATCTTCTTTATACATTATTGTATATGTTGAACCATCTAATTTAGATCTGAATACTGGATGACCAGCATCATCCTCTGAGATTTTTTGATCAGAGCCTGAAGCAGTCATAGGTAAAGTAAAAGATTCAAGATTTAAATTAGCATCATCTAAAGTAGAACCTAAAGGTATTCCAAAAATATCAAGTTGACTTGGTTCTTCAACATCTGTTTCAGGTTTGTTATTAAGACCAACATAACTTTTTAAATAGTCTGTAAAAGATTTTTCAGGTTCCGCCATTAACATGATCCCTAAGATACTTTAATTTACGTAAAGCTTGAGCTTCACCTTGTAACCTGTAAAGAATTTCTGCAGTTAATGCTTGTTCCATCTGAGTATGCACAATAGATAATCTACTATCCATCTCTGCAAGAAAAGATTCCCATAAAGGTTTATCATTTACGAGAGACTTTAGGTTGTTCATGCAGCACCTTGACCAGTGTTACCTGAAAATCCAGGTTCTCCTGGAGTTGGTACTGAGCCAGTGCCTATGTTTCCACCACCACTGCCCTGAGTATCACCTGCCTGTGCTCCTGCTGGACCAGCCTGAGGTGGTAGAGGTTGTCCATCTGGACCTACCTGAGGTTGTGGTGGTGGTGCTGGATTAGCTTCCTTCCACTTCTTAAGTATCTCTGCTTGTACTGATGCATCAGACATAGAGTTTACAATCTTATCTGGATCAAGATCCATAGACTTAGCAATCTCACGAATAATATAATCCATCTTAGCAAACGGAGCAAGTACAGGATTCTGTACAACTTGTAGGAATGACATTAGTCGTTGACTACGAACTTCGTTAGCCATCAAGCTTTCTGTACCACGAGCTTTAACATCAAGATCACCCTTGATACTATCATCATAATCAAACTGCATGTTAAAGTTAAAGAAAGCTTTAGCTAATGGACCTAATAGATAGTCATCTACATTTTTAACTACGTTACGAATACTACCATTGGCAGCAGACATTAGCATAGAGATGCCTGAAGCAGTACGTCCTACACCAGATACACCTGTCTGCCCGTGGGCAAAGGAAGGGAATCCTGTAGACTCATCTGACAGTACTCGTGCTTTGTCAAACATCTGCATATTTTCATTAGATACGTTCGGGAACTTAGTTCCGAAAATGGCTTGGCCAGGTGCACCCCCTTGACGTCTAAAGACTTTTCCAGGATACACAGACAAGTCTTGTCCAGGGACTAGGTTAGTCTCATCAACTTCTATAAGCATATTGCCAGACAATGCAGCATTATCAACAGCCATACGCATGAAACCATTCATTAGAGTTTGGGTATCATCCATGTTTTCAGCAATACCTACACCAAACAGACTGTAAGGATTTACCTCATAGGGTACAGCATAGTAAGGTATAAGCGTTGGAGTAAACGGATTCATAACTAGTCGAAGTACTTGACCATTACAAATCCAAATATTAACAGATACTTGATCTAAATCTTTTAAGTTGTCTGGAATTTCTACTTCATGTCCTTCAAGGACTTCTATATCTACATTGCCCCAGAACTCTAAGACTTCATAACGTTCTGCTTTAGAATCGTTAGAGTCATCTTCCATAGCCTGTTCCCACCACTCTTTAATGTAGGACTCACCCATGTTTACTGCAGTGTCGATAGCATTATTACGAAAGAAAGGTCTGCGTTTAAGTGCACGAATTTGAGTACGTGACATCTTATGTCGTTCAATTACATACTCAGCCTCATCCATATTAGCTGCATCAGGGTCTGGATAGAAGTTCCAAATAGATACAGAAGATGTTTGAGGTACTGTTTTAATTGTAGGTTTGTATTCGCCTTCTACATAGTTAGAGTATTCTTTATCTATAGCAAACGGGCCTTTCATTACTCCTGTACCAAACAATGCACATTCAAAAGCAGCAACACGAAGTTGTTTGTTTGCATTAGATTCTTCTAGCTGATCATGGATTTTCTTTTCCATTTTCTTTGCTGAAACCATAGCTGGATGTAGAGTAACCTCTGTGGCAGTATTACCTGTACCTTCTTTAAGAATATCTTCTACAGGGCTAAGTTTACTTTTGAGGCCAGCGAGACGTTCACGTAAACTTACAACAGTTTCTCCTGGCAAAAGTTTAGACTCTTCTGGACTAAACTGTTCTTTTGCTTTTTGCATATCAGGATTAGATTCAAAAAACACTGACTCAGCAACACCTTCAGGTAAAGTAGTAGGATCAACTGATATTGGAAATTTATGATTACCAAATAATACTTCTACAATTTGCCCATAAGCAGCGAGAACTTTTGTTTTAGTAACCTTAACAAATATGCGAGACTTCTCTGTAGAAGTGAACTGTACATCTGGACCATATAGACCTCGGTAGTTACGGTAAGCTTGTATCCAACGTCTCTCTTCAGTATCTCTATAAGTAGAAGCCCTAGAGTAATGTTCCTTTACAAGTCCAACTACAGTTCCCGCACTGGGATCAGAATAACTATCTTCTTCTGTATCTTCTACAGCATTAGACTCAATTGAATCCATAGCCATTTCATTTTCAAAGAGGTCTTCTTCTGCCATTGTTTTTCCTTAGTAACCGAAGGTTGGATCGCTTGCTTGAAAGCCTGAGTTAGATGCTGGGTTATAATCAAAGAGACTACTTCTAGGTCTTGTCATAACACCGTAACGTAAAGCATCGTATAAGTGGTCTTCAGCATTAGTGTCTACATCTTCTGGATTCTTTTTATCCAGAGGTATAGCTGGAAGTTGAGAAATAATATTAGGACAGTTATTAAAAAATACTAATCTTGGTTCTTCTGTAAACTCATCTACCTGTAATCTTCTGTGTAATTCGTTCTTACCTGATACTCGTGAACCTCTGGATCTATCTGCTGGACGCCAACGACATCCACGCATAATCATCTGTTCTGCCAGAGAAGGACCAGTATCACCACGTTTATGCCACAAAGAGCTATCAAGCACACCATATCGCATTTTCTCGCCATGTTCAACATCTAATATCATATCTGCTAGATCAGTAGCAATAACTTTAGATACATACATTTCCCTATAAACAATTAATTGTTCTGCGGGGGTTACTGCAATCCAAACAACTCCAGTATAAGAACCATAACCATAGTCACATGCACGAAACTTAGCCCAATTATCGGGTATATCGAAAGGTTCTATTACATGTATCTTCCTATTAAACTCAGGAAATGCTGCACCTTCGTTGATGTCCCAGTCACCTTCTAGTAACTGCCTACGTTGATGCTCAGGTAACGACAGAAGGTTGGCTTCGTACATACCATCATCAGCTAAGTAGGGATTATCAAATAGATTAGCAGGAATAAACCTACGTTTAAATAAAGGTTCGTCTTCTCTAGTATGACCTTTAGGCCATCTAATTGTTTCTCCTGTTTCTGGGTCTGTAGCCCAAAAAGGTTTGTTAGGAGTCTCAGGATCAATAAAGGTCTTTTTAACCCACTGGTGTCCAGGCCCACCTGGGTTACTTGTTGCCCTCATGTGGAGAGGTAAACCAGAATCTTTAGTGGTACGTAGCCTTGATCTCATGTAATTCCAAGGGTATGGTGTAGGCCACTGTGTCATCTCGTCAAAGCCTATCCAATTAAAGGCTTGACCTTGGTATCTCATTACGTCATCGTCACGATCTAGGTAAGACATCCACAAAGTAGCACCTGATGGGGCTACCCAAGTCTTATCCCGTTCCATAAACTTAATCCCTGGTATTGCCTTGGGATAAAGGAGCTTGGAAACAGATATAAGCTCTCTTAACTCCTCTGTACTCCTACGTACTAGCAACATTGTTGCGTGAGGGTTGTTTAACCAGCGTACTGGGTCTGCAATCATGGCATATGACTTACCACCACCAGCAGATCCACCGTATAGTACTTCTTGTTCGGTAGAAGCTAGGAAATCTGTCTGTGGACCTGGATTAGGTTCAAAGATAATCTCTCTGATTGCTTCTTCTACCTCAAACTCAGGCGGCTTGACTTGCGCCGGTACTGTTTTCTTTTCTAACTCTTGCACCGATACGTTGGTTTTCAAGTTTTTCCGCTTTTTCTGCGGCTTCTTTATACTTTTCTGCATAGAAGCGTTGGATTGAAGCTTCTTTCTTACGTTTTTGCTCAAGTTTAACCCTCTGCATTAGACCCACATGAGAGATGTAGCGGCCTGAGGTAGTACTTAACCAATTAGAAACCTCACGTAGGCTGTATTGCTTAAGATACTTCTTAGCTTGCTCAAAAAACTCTAGCTCTTCTGGGATTGGTAACAGTATATCAGAGTCTTC